ATACAGGCGACATTTTAGCAAGTGGTTTCGAGGACGCAATTTTTTCTGGTCAAAAATTAAGTGAAGTAATTAAGGCGCTTGGTTTAGATTTGATGCGGATGATTTTTCAACAGATGGTGACAGCGCCACTTGCAAGCGGAATTTTTAAGGCATTAACAGGTAGAGCGATGGGTGGCCCAGTATCTTCCGGCTCGCCTTATGTCGTTGGCGAGAAAGGCCCAGAGCTATTCGTGCCAAACAGCAGCGGTTCAATCATTCCAAATAGCAAGATGGGCAGCGGTTCTAGTGGCGCTGGTGGAACAAACGTAAACGTGACCTACAACATCGCCTCCGGCGTGTCTCGCTCCGATCTTGCGCCGATCCTTGAACAGCAACGCAAGTTACTCAAAGCGGAGATTCCCGACATGGTTCGTCGCGGTGGTGGCTACCGTGCAGCGTTTGCTTAATAAACATCATGGCAATTTCCTACCCACTCACACCTCCGGCGGCGCTCGTTGCGTCTAAGCTAATGATTACTGGCGTGAGTTCTACGCGCCGGAATATATCGCCTTACACGCTGCAATCTCAGCAATACAACTGGACTGGTCAAGGCTGGCTTGGCTCGGTTGAGTGTCCACCGATGGTGCGCGCCGACGCGGAAGCGGTGATCGGGTTCCTGCTTGCAGCGCAACGCGGCACGTTCTACTTTCAAGATTACGCAAATCCAAATCCTCGCGGTGCCGTAACAGGCACGTTGCTGGTTTCAAGTGCGACGGCTAACGATACGACGCTCGGCTTCAGCGGCGCGACTGGCAATTTCGCGGTAGGCGACTGGATTCAAATCTCGACCTCGCTTTACAAGGTAATCCAAGTGAACTCGTCATCGAGCGTAGATTTGTTTCCGTTATTGCGTGCAAGTTACGCGGTCAGCACACCTATCACTAAGGTCAACGCAAAGGGCGTGTTTCGATTGCAGGAACCATCGACGCAATGGAGCATCGAGTTAGCTAACATTTACGGCATGAGCTTTAGCGTAGTCGAGGACATTGCGTCATGAGCATCACAACCGCTGGCAGATCACTGAGCAACGACATGGTGACGGAGGTTTCCGCGTCGCAACTAACACCGATCTTGTTAGCGTCGTTGGAGTTTTCTCCGGTGATTTATCTTTGGAGTGGTTATGGAAATCTGGTCTACAATTCGATCACTTATTTGGGGACTGGTGAATTTGGAACGATCTCACCTATCGAGGAAACGACCGATCTTTCGTCTCGCGGAATTTCTTTGGAACTTTCAGGTGTTTCAACAACGCTAATTGCTGAAGCTCTTACAGAAAATTACCAAGGCAAAAACTGCACGGTGCTATTCGGTGCGTTGAATTCAAGCGCGGCGCTGGTATCGACACCGATTACGATCTTCTCTGGTCGAATGGACGTGATGAATATCTCGGATGACGGAACATCGCAGACGCTAACGATGACGGCTGAGAATCGGTTAATGGATTTTAGGCGTCCTCGCGAGGTTCGTTACACACATCAAGAGCAGTTGCAGTTACGAGCCAGCGCAACCATCGCCGATCTTGGTTTAATTTACGTCAATGCTATCCAAGAAAAAGAAATTTACTGGGGCAATGAAAAGCTCGCTGCTCCAGTAATGAGTAATGGCGGCGGCGACTATGGCCCAACAGAATACGCATGATGACTCGAAAAGAAAATTGGACTGACGAGCTAGTCGCTTTCATCGAGGAGCGTCGGCACGAGCCGTTCGCGTGGGCGAAGAACGATTGTTGCTTGTTTGCGTGCGACTGGATTAAGCGTGCGACTGGAACTGATCCGGCGTTTCAACTGCGCGATCAATATCATTCCGCAATCTCAGCGCATCGACTTATCAAGAAGCACGGCGGCATTATCGGAATCGTGCGTAACTACGGAGAGCCATGCGGGATCGAGCGCATCGAGTCATCAATGGCGCGGCGCGGTGATATTATCGTGAGCGATTGCGGAGATGGCGACTGCATCGGGGTTGTTGTAGGCGCAGAAGCGGCTTTTGTTGGAGTTAGCGGATTGCTTTTTAATACGCTAAACGGAGAAAAGAAATCAACCTGCTGGAGACTTTAATTTTATGCCACAGGCATTACCCCTTTTACTCACTAAGATTGTTGTCGCAATAAAAGCAATTACGGTTGCTTCCATTCTGAAGTTTGTCGCGGTTACTGCTGCATCGATGGCGGTGTCAAAGCTGCTCGCGCCTAAAGCTCCGAGCTTTTCAGATTCATCAATCTCGACTCGCTCGCAAATGGTGCGCTCGCCGATCTCAGCGAGGCAAGTGATTTACGGTCAATGCAAAGCGTCAGGCGTGATCGTTTACATCTCGACGACTGGCACAAAAAACGAGTTCCTGCATCTCGTGATTGCGATTGCCGGTCATGAGTGCGAAGAACTCGGCGACGTTTATCTCAACGACGAGAAAATTATTACAGGCTCCGGCAACACGGTCGATGGCGGCAGCAGATATCTTAACAAGATTTCAATCGTTAAGCATCTTGGAACGACTCCGCAGACGGCTGACGCGGCGTTAATTGCTGCGACGACAGGCTTAACCGCTGACACAGGGCAATGGACTTCCGCGCATCGCTTAGACGGCATTACATACATTTACGCGAAACTGACATGGGACGCTGAAATCTATGTCGGCGGCATCCCGAATATTTCGTGCGTCGTAAAGGGAAAAAAGGTTTATGACCCGCGCACGACGACAACGGTTTACTCTGCGAATCCTGCGCTCGCGGTGCGTGATTATTTATTGAACACGAGCATCGGCATGGCGATGACGAGCGCGGAGGTTGATGACACTTCGATCACGGTTGCGGCAAATGTTTGCGACGAGCAGGTGCAGATTCTGCCAGCGTCGCCGGTAGTCTACGAAAACCGTTACGAGGCTAACGGCGTGATCATTACGAGCGCAGCGCCGGATGAGAACATCGGCAAGCTACTCAGCGCAATGGGCGGTATGATTGCTTACTCCGGCGGCAAGATAGTCGTATATGCAGCGAGCTATCGCACGCCTACCGTTACGCTTTCCGAGAAACATTTCGTCGGCCCACTCAACGTGCAGACTCGGATCAGCGCACGCGATCGCGTTAACTCGGTCAAAGGCGTTTACGTTAGCGAGTCGAACGACTGGCAGGTCACGGACTTTCCAGCGGTCACATCCGCGACCTACGTCAGCGAGGACAACAACATCGTTTACTTCCGCGACGTGGTGTTGCCGTTCACGACTTCGCCCTCGTGCGCTCAACGTCTTTCGGTGATCGAGTTGCGCCGCGCTCGCGAGGAGATTACCTTCAGCGCACGCTTCCGATTAGAAGCAATGCAGGTTCGCGCAGGCGACACGGTGATGATCACGAACGCAAAACTTGGCTGGAGCGCGAAAGTGTTTGAGGTAATCGAGTGGCACTTTGCAACCGAGGGCGAACCACCGTTGCTCTACGTTGACATGACGCTCAAAGAAACCGCGTCGACCGTTTACTCGTGGACGACGGCAGACGAGATTTACGTCGCCGATGCGCCTAACACGAACTTGATCGACCCGCGTAATCCATCGGCTCCGACCTCGCTCACGCTAACGGCGAACGGCACGACGCAATTGATCCAAGAGGACGGCACGGTAACCTCGCGCATCAAGGCGAACTGGGTCGCACCGAGCGACGAGTTCATTCAGTCCGGCGGCATGGTCGTGATGGAATATAAGCCGAGCGCCTCGACGACTTACATCACATGGTCGCGCAACGAAGGCACGGCGACCGAGGATTTCATCAGCGGCGACATCAAGATCGGTCTGACCTATAACGTCCGGCTTTATGGCGAGAGTTACTTCGGCGTTAGCACAAGCTACCTGACCGGCAGCGTGAACGTGACTGGCAGCACGACCGCGCCATCGGCTCCCGCTAATCTAGTAGCAGCATCAGGCGCGGGACTGATCGCGCTCGACTGGGACGACAACACGGAGCCAAACATTTTTACTTATTATTTATATCGAGCCACGACGAATAATTTTGCGGCATCAACAACGATCTGGAACGGTTTCGCCAGCGGTCGAAACGATGTCGTGATCACGGCCAGCACAACCTTCTTTTATTTTGTGAAGGCAGAGGACACGCTCGGCAATTTATCAGCGGCGTCAACCGTGGCTTCAGCGCAAGCGAGCGCGGCGGGATCAAACGGCGCGAACGTCGCCTTTGCTTTTCTTTATCAGCGCAGCGCGACGCAGCCAGCGCAGCCAGCGAGTGCGCTAACCTTTACTTTCTCGACCGGCTTGCTCAGCGGATCGCTTGGATCATACACGCAGACCGTTCCCGCAGGCACTGATCCAATTTACGTTTGCACGGCGACTGCATCTAGCACGAGCGCGACCGATACGATCGCGGCAGCAGAGTGGGCGACTGCGGTGATCCTCGCGGAGAATGGCGCAGCGGGTGCGGCGGGTGCGGCAGGATTGAACGTCGCGTCGGCTTTAATTTATCAGCGCAGTGCAACATCACCTGCGGTTCCAAGTTCTACGCTCACCTTCACTTTCTCAACTGGCGTGCTAAGTGGATCGCTCTCGCCGTGGACACAATACATACCAACGGTGAACGGTCAGCCGTGCTGGGTTACATTTGCGACCGCGAGCAGCACGACTGCAAGCGACACGATCACGAGTGGCGAGTGGGCTGCGGTAACGAAGTTGGTCGAAGATGGTGCAAACGGCACGAACGGCACCAATGGCACGAACGGAACTAACGGCACAAACGGTGCAGCAGTGACCTCGGTCAGCGGATCGTTCAGCACCATCGGATTAAATTCCGGCGGTCAGTCTACGGTTGTCACGTTGGCGAAAACTCCGGTGAACACCGTCGTGTTAGTCGTAGCGAATGTCGTGATGGAAAACTTAGACGCGGTCGCAGATACCGGCGTGACCGTGAGAATTTTCCGCGACTCAACCGTCATAAAACTTTTCCCGAATTTTAATTTGTCGGCGTATGAAACTTCGGCGAACGAAAATTTGAGTTTTGCTGACACGGGGCTGACGGCGAACGTCTCCTACTCTTATACCATCAAAGCATACCGCACGGTCAGCGGCGCGACGATTGATTGTCAGAGCGCAGACATGACGCTGTCGGGTTGATGTAATTAATTTTGTCTTAGGTTTTGATCGTAGCTTCGCGCCCACATGGTAACTTTGGTCCTTTCGTAAGTCTTTGATACTTAAAGACTAGGACAAGGCAGGGAAAATAGTGAACGAATTGTCTTTAACTAATCTAGGAATAGTATTCGTTGATCACATCGAAGGGAAATAACCCCGAGACAAAAACCCTCAAATATGAAAGCGACCAAAACAACGTTCAAAAAGTTCATCAAAGAAACCGAGAATTTGTTCATCGGATACCGGCAGGAATATGGTGACGGCAATACCGTTTCGATACGCAACGACAGATTCATGCCGATCGAGACGACCGACATTCACATGGAACACACCTACGGCATTAGCGACATTTGGTTAGTCGGATCGGGTCGGGATTATTTCGAAACCTTTTCACGAGACGGAATGGACTGCATCAGCATTTCAAACTGCTGCGGCGTTTCTGTCTTAGCTAAAACTTCAATCAGCGCCTAATATGAAATCCTACACTCAAGCTCGTTTCGACCAACTTATTAAGGACGGAAAAATTGAAGCCGTGAACGACCGCACATCTAGCGGGTATCAAGAGATACTATGGTTCAAAGCTCAACGGTCGCGCAGTCCGCAC